GCACAGGATACACCTTAATCCCATTATCAATGCAAAACCCTGCGGCATTTAAAGTATGATTCAAAACAGTATAAAACATTTTACCCATTAGATTCATAAAGGTATTAAATTCACATTGAACTTACAAGTGTCAGATGGAAACCTTAGTTTGTAGAGAGAGTAGGGTAATAATGGAGGGAGGCACACAAACAGGCATACTCAATTAATATTTATTTTTTTTACACCCATACAAACAAAAATAAATCGTTTTTAAGCGATTTTAGTTGCAAAATGGGGTGTATATATAGAATTAAATTAAAATGCTCTTAAATAGCTTTAAAAGTGGCTTAAATTGTGTCTTTTGGGTGGAATTTAGAGGAATAATAAAAAAATTTAGTTTAATTAATCTTTTTTAACTGATTACCAACAACTTAGATTTTTACAGCTATGATTTTATAATTAATAAACAGCTATAAATAATTAATAAAAATTAATTGAATCATAATTAATATTATGTTAAATAGTTCGAATAAGAGCAAAAAAAAAGGGGACTTTGTGTCCCCCTCTTTTATTTAAGTGTGATTATTAAAGTTATAATAAATAACACTCCAGTAATTAATGATATCATGTTTGATTTAAATTAGTTAATATTATTTGTTTATCTTTTATAGCTTTCTCAGTTTCCTTTGTTGTTAATCCTGTGAATTGATTTCTGTACTTTGAAGTTGTTCGAGAATAATTCCAGTAATAATCATCAAGGATTAATTTTCCTGTGTTTATGTTTTTCTTAGCTATTAATGAATCATAGCTCTGAAAGTATTCATAATTACCAGAAAAGATAATAAATTGATTTGCCACAGGTCTTAATGACTTTGGGCTTTCTAAATTTCTTACAAATGTTTTCATTGTTTTATAGTTTAAAGATTAATAATAAAAATTGATAGAATAAAGGCATAATTACCTCAAATAATAGTAACCCTCCCAACACTATCAAAAAGAGTGTGAAAAGCCCAAAAGAATAAATCTCAAGGGCTTTAATAATTAAGTTTTTAATTGTTTTCATAATATTCAGTATAAGATAATGAGCGAGGGATAAACATTTTATCACCTCTTAAAATTCCTCCGATGTCATGAGCTAAACATATTTTCATGTCTATTTCTTTTATTCGGTCTGGGTTAGCTTTTTTATAATTCTCTAATCCAATTATTGACTTTCCGAGTTCTTTACTCATGTCAAAATAAATAAATTCAGTTAATGCGAACATATTTAAGTGTCCGTCTTTGACTAAATATTCAATTACAATTTTTTTAACTTGTTTTTGTATTTCTTCCATGTTTTTAATTATTGTTTTCATATAGTTTAGAAATTAATTTTTTTACTCTCAATGCTTTTGATTTATTATTAAACCAAATATGGTAAGGGTTAAAAATCCCTTCGGCAATTTTATAACACATTAATAAATGTTTGCCATTTTGTGTCTGTCTTGCGCCTTGCTCAAAAATACTTTTTCCAGACATATTTTTAATATGCTCCTTTGTGTATCCTTGATAAACTGCGAAAGTATCAGAATTAATAACTTTTAAAATTTGTTTTTCCATGTTTTTAAATTTTAGATTTTACTTTGTTTTCCGAGATGTCAATGAACTTAGAAACAATATTACGAAACGCAACTGACATATGCAAGAACTTTTTTAATTATTTTTTTATTAGCTTTATAAATTAGGTTTGATATATCTTGCCAAAATTAAGCACAAAAAAACCCCGTTAAATTCATATTGAATTCACAGGGTATTGAATTTTTAAGTATTGAATTTATTTAATCATCTTCACAATCACAATCATCTTCGCCCTCCCAATCAGATTCACAATCGTTAGTGTGATGATAAAGATATTCTTCAACACTCCACCACAAAACATCCTTATCATTTTCTAATGATATGTCAATATGGGTTTCAACATCTTTTTTATATCTCTCAATCCTTTCTTTTGTGTACCAACCATGCTCCTTTATATCAACAATCTCAATCCATTCTATGGTCCAATAAGTATCTTTGAATTTAACTTGAGGTCTGCCCTCACTATCTGTGCTGACAATTACTCTTTCTGCTTGTCCTTTGCCATACAAATCCCACCAAGTAAAATCAATTACATTTCCCAACTTGACTAAATGTTTAAATTTGTCTTTAGGTGCTTTTTCTTGCTTTCTCATGTTTCTAATGAGTCCACCAATTATTAAATCTTTTCCCATGTTTTTATTGTTTTAAATGGTTCTATATATCATCTGAATAATCAGATATTTGGTCCCGACATTCTTTTAATATTTCTCTTTTGAGTTCTTCAATTGTAGATATTAAACAATTTACGACTCCTGAGTCAGTCAGCATCGACAAATCTCTGTCGGTGTGTCTTTGTGCTCGTTCTAATGTGTGTTTTTTAATTGCCATGTTTTTGTTGTTTTAAATTATTTTTTGTTTTCTATTTTATATATTGCTCTATACAAGTCATCAAATAAATCATTTGGCAAACCCATATTTTCTAAAAAAATACAATCATCAATATACTTTTGTTGAATTGGGTTTAAATCATTGTAATCTACAAAGTTTGTGTCTTTAGGTATTTTCATATTTTTTACTTTAAAATTAATATTTTCAATACTACAAAACGCAACTGACATATACAAGCATTTTATCAATTATTTTTTTTATGGTCATTTTTCTACCTCAGGAAAATTGTCGCTATTGGCATAACTTTTTTTTTGAAGGGTAATATATTACAGAACATAGATAATTCGTTAAATCGCTTAAAAAGTGCTTTATTTGGCATATGGAGATTTAATACAATATCTAACTTTTAGTATTTATAAAATGAATTATAACTTACATTATGTTAAATTATTTAAATCAAACACAAAAAAAAGAGGGTCTAAATTGACCCCCTTAAAAAACATGAACATAATTTTTTTACTATCTGCATTTTCTTTGACTTATCCAATAGTTGCCAAACCTATCGCTTAATTCATATTCTTTTAACAATCGTTTAGCTTCTTTATGTCCATTAGCTTCGTCTATTGTTTCTGTGCCTATATAATTATTAAATTTATAATTTATATAATACTTTCTTAATTCTCTGTTTTGCTTTGCATGGTGCAAAATGTTTTTTTCTATTCTGTGCATATTATATATTTTTAGTTAAACATTGGCAAGTTAACTATAATATTCCATCTGACCAAATGTCAAGTGTAAATAATTTTTATTTATATTTATAGGTTATAAAAAACCCCCATCGAATTGCTATTGAATTGACAGGGGTAAAAACATGGATTGAATTTATGTATATTGAATTTAGTCCTCCATTAAATTTATTTGTATTGAATTGCCATTACGACAAACAGGTACTTCATCATCTAAATCATAACAATTTTTATCATTAGGATTCCATACAAATATTCTACCCCTTGCCATACTTATTAAATCTATTATATCATCATTAGATAATGTACTATATAATTCACAAAGAGCTTGGTGTCTTGTAATTGTTTGTTCTTTTGTTTTCATATCTTTTAAGTCTTTGTTATATTCTTTTAATTCTTCTAAAGTTGTCTTCATTGTATTAAATTAACAATTTAAATAATCGTGATTATGAATTACTTTCATTTTTATATTACCATCTTCATACATTGTATAAATCATTTTAAGCGATTCTACAAGCACATCTAATTCTTGTTGGGTAATCATATGACTATATATTTCTAACCTCGCTAAAACCTCACTATTCTCTTTCTCCTCTCCTTTTATTTGCCAATGAGATGTTACTTCTATTAATATATCGCCATCTAAGGTGTTTATACTCGCATCTCTAGGAGTATTATATAAATTTCTATTGTACTCTTTTAAATTCTTAATAATTGTTTTCATTGTATTAAATTTATTGTTTGTTTTTATAATATATGTCTATTAAATTATTTATTTCTTCTCTATTTAAATATCCGTGTTGATGGATAATAGTGTGAACTAATTTCGGAACTGCTATTAAATTTTCAATATCATTATTATTATGATTCCAATCAATATGGTGTATATCAATATCAGGTGTTAATTTGATATTATGGTGTAATTCATATTTTTTCCTATAATTAGCCAAGTCTATTGTTTGTTTTTTCTATACTTCTCTAGTATATGTTGAGGAATATAACTTGATTTTTTATTTGTTCTGGCACTCCAATTATATGTTTGTTGAAATTCAGAACATGGAATAAATCTAGCTTTTTTATTTTTCATTGTTTTAAATCTTTGTAATAAGTGTTATATTCTTCTTTAGATAATAGATTCATATATTCTATATCCCTGTTTCTACAATATTCTGATTTAGTCCATTCAGGAGTTCTATCAGTTTTAAATTCTTTTAAATATATGTTTTCGCCATGTTCTTTTATGGCAAAAATATAATTAAACATTTTGCTTTCTGTACTCATGCTCTAAGTTTTTATGATATACATCAAGTTTAGCTTCTAACTCTGCAATTTTATTTTCATATTCTTTATTCTTTTCTGTTGCATTGTTTAGTAATTGTCTTAAGTGGTTTATTTCCACTCTAACTATGTCTGGTGTTCTAGTCATCTGTTTGTATTTTACTTGTTAAAAATTCTATTGTGTCCATAATGAACAAATCCTTAGCTTTCTTGCTATCCATGTATCTTGGGATACATAACCAATATTGCTCTTTGTTTGTGCCAAAGAACTTTCTTAATATTCTTCCTAGTGTTCTCATATTCTATTATTAAATTCGTTTTGTAGTTTTCTAAAGTATTTTAAATCTTTACTATTTGAATAATCATATTTAATTCTATCTCCTAATTCAGTAAGCTCATCTTTTAAATCTTCAATATCCATTTCTCTGATTTGCCAAATTGTTTTCATAAGTTATCTGCATTTTTATTAAAGTTATCTTTATACTCATCATCTCCATCAGCATACCCAGAGGCTTCAGCATCTATGTTTTTGTACACTCGTGAAACATATTCTCCATATGTTCTCCACCAATCAACTTCATCTTCAAGCATACTCATTTTTTGCCTTAATTCTTTTATGCTCATTACATTCTTAATTTAATTTGATTATAGACTTTGTTTGCTATTTCTATATATTCCTCTGCTTCTAACTCGTTACCAAAATCTTCAAATATTCTTGGCATAATCATTTGCTCAGACATATAATCTATAATGCCCTCAGCAAGTTCTATTATTTTTTCTCTTCGTTTCATAAGTTATCTATTAATTCGTTTAACTTTTTTAAATCTCCAGACATCAGTACACTATCATTTGTAAATTGATGCCTGAAATTAAATACAGAAACTAATTGTTTTAACTCGTCTATTGTATGTTTTCTTTGTTTCATTTCTTTTTGTTTTTAAATGTTTCGTTGTGTAATTGGATATTTTTATTTGCTATCCAATCAAAGTCTGCACGATGAAAATATCTGTTCTCATCGTATCTTTTTAAGGTTGCTTTAATGTTTACTTTTTTCATTGTTTTATAATTAGATTACTATATTAATAAATATTTTCCATATGACAAAATAAATTAAAAAAAAATTAAATATACCTCTGTAAATTATTTTACAAAATAACTACCATGAGGTACTGAACGAGTTAATAAATATTGAATTGAATATCTACTTCCATCAATAGCATGATTGAATTTATCCTGTGGAATTGAATTTGTTAATTTCCAAGCATAGTTATTAAATTCACGAATTAAATTAATACTTGAATTGTCAATTATAATATTATAATCTTGCATTAAAGTAATTCCTGTTAATATACTTCCTTTCTTTTTTATTGTTGGCACTATATTTAATCCTTTTACTTTTAATTCAGTTAAAAGTCTTGGCTCTGAATTATCTGCTACAATTAAATTCTTACCACAATATCGAATTGCCAAATCAAATATCTGACTTGTTGTTAATCCTGTTTTATAAAAATGTTCCTTTAACCAAATAATTTTCCTAGATTTGTCTATTGCCACTTCAACTAAAGCTGAGGGGTCAACACTAAAACCAAAGTCCAATCCAAATATTGAATCTATATCCTTATTGAATTTACCTATATTCCAATGAGTAAATATAACACCCTCTGCTCTTTGCAACCATCCACCCATAATCTGATGCTTATATTTCTCTGGTCTCCTTACTTTCATATCTTCTATTTGTTCAACAAATGATTTAGATAAGTGTTCAAGATTATCTAAGTATGTAGTATGAATATAAGTTATATCATTCTTATTGCCATTAAATCCATCAGGAACTCCCCTGTTCTGAAAGAATCGTTGATATATCCAATTCTCTTTTGTAGTAGGGTTTAGAATTAATATACATCTGTTTGGCACTTCTCTAGCTCTGATACTAAAATCTATTTTATCAAAACTCTCTTCATCTGTTAATTCTTCTGCTTCATCTAATACAAATGTAGATACCCCTTGAATTGATTTTAGCTTTGCAGTTTGGTCTCCACTACTTGTTCTAATACCAGAAAAGTATATTGAACTGCCTGTTAAATTATTTATTATTTCTGTTTTAGTTATGGTAAATTGTTGAGCAATACCCATTAATTCTAGTTTCTCTATAAACTCAGGTATAATTGACATACCAGCAGAAGTCATTGTAAAACGAGTAAACAATATTCTATGTCCTTTTTCAAATGTTAGTAATACTAAAAAAGTATTGACTGCAAAGGACTTCCCACTTCCTCTACCACCTGTAACGACAAAGTATCTATTCTTTGAATTGAATAGAGCTTGATATTTTTTATTTAGATTTAAGTTTTTCATAAATCTTTTGACCACTGATTTGCAATAGCTTTAGCAACACCTATAAAAGTTTTACTACTATCAATTTTACTTATATAAACAAAAGTATAAGATTGACCTCTTTTTTTACCACCTGTATTTGATGGTAAATAAGGTTTATAATTATCAATAACATTTGTATGTTTTAATAAAGGTAGATTCTTTAACCATAGTAAAGTTTTTTTACTATAAGGTTCTCCAAATTGATAAGGTTGTATTGTTTGAGTGTGTTTTGGTAAATTAAATATCTTACTTGGTAATGGATTTTCAACACAAATTTTATCTATTGGTGCATTTAATAATTTCATAAAAAACTCTTTTGCTTTTAACCCTTTTGTATATCTATTTTTATTTAATATTCCTTTTGGATATAACCACCTTGCACCTGCATTACTTAAATAAGTACAAGGAGGGTGTGCTATCATTAAATCATATTTTCCACTATACGCTTCTTTTATTGCATCTCCTTTAATATGCCATTCAGGATGCCCTCCAGAACAATCCTGTATATCACAACTAAATGCTTTGAATCCTAATGACCTAAATTCTTTAGTTACTCTTTGACTTTCTTCACACGCTATTAGAATCTTTTTCATCTTTTATATCTTCTGCTTCAATATCAATAGTGTCTTCTTTTTTATCTAAGAAATTAATAACAGGAATATTTACTTCTGTTTTAATATCCATTTCTTTTCTTTCTTTTGGTTTGCCATATTTATATTCCCAAAGTAATCTCATATGAGGAAAACTTTCTTTTGACATCTTGGCAAGTTCTAACCATGCTTTCTCTTCGCTTCCAAATACTTTTTTCATACTCTGTAAAGCAAAGCTACTTAGTTTCTTTTCAGTCGCTTTAGGTTTTCTACCTTGACCTCTTGAGATGCCTTTTACTGCACCATTATTTTTTCTACCATCAGGTTTCTTTTTGTCTAATTCTTCCATTGATTTTTACTTATTAATTGTGATATAATTGAATAATTGCCTAAGTCTTGAAAAGTATCTACTAATGATTCATTGTTAGCTTTTCGATTCTTAATAATAAGGTTTTTCCAACGACTAATTTTATCGTTCATTCTAAACCATAAACCACTTAAAGCAAACTTTTTACCATCTTCAGTATCTAAGTCTGCTCCAGTACTAATATTACCAATACCATAATCTAGTTGTTTTTTACAAAACAATTCAAATTGTTCTAACATAATAGATTCATAGTTATTGTAAAGATTCGGAGATTCTTTTTTAAGTAAAGTCCTGTATTTGTTTTTCATATCTTTCAATTTGTTCTAATATTTGCTTCTTAGCTAATCTTTTTACTAATCTTAAAACACCATTTATGTTTTTATCATTTAGTAATTCAATCTTTGACCTAATAAATATCTTTTTAGATTCAATATCTTTTTCTCTTAAATTCATTGTAATTGCATCTAGCCAATCACATAGTTTTGAATTATATGTTTGATATATATTAAAGTTTTTAATGTAATATATAATAGTAGCATGATTCATTTTCTTATTATACTGATGAAAAAACCGAGCTATTTCAGTAACTCGCATATGTTTAAACTTAAACAATATATAACTTAATAAAGCTCTAGCTTCTACATTGTTTCTTGTTCTTTTATTATCAAATAAATTTGTTTTAGATAATTTAATTACTTGATTCGCTATCTGCTCTTTTGTATTTAGCATATTTTTTAATTATTAAAGATTCTTTGTATTCATTTACTGCTTTTACTATGCCACTACAACACTCATATTCTTCATTATCTTCATAATGTTTTAATATCATCATTGCATCTGTAAGTGTTGTTACATTTGTTTGCAAACATAATAAGGTGTCTAAGTAGCATTCTTCTTTATCTAGGTATAATATATTATTCATTACAAAGTGTCTATAACTAAGTAATCATTTAAGTTGAATTCATTTTTAATAAACCTTTCATAGACATTTAATGCCATCTCTACTTTTTGTTCGCCACTATAATAAAAATCCTCGCTTACATCAAATATTCCTATTTCATTTGTTTGTGTTTTATCAATAACAACGAATCTAAAGTCTTTATAAGATTTGCCAAACATATTACAATAAATATAACATTGACTATCATAATTATATATTTTGGCACTATACTTAAATTTATTCAAGTCGCTTGTACTTTTTAAATCTACAAGCAAACTACCAAGTGCATCAGCTTTTGCCCTAAAAGGATACTCTAATAAATAATCTACTTGTGGCACTTCAAACTCACAATCAGATATTAAATCACTAGCTTCCTTGCAACTATAAAATCTATCTCGCATTCTTAATGCTTTGTCTCTATCTTTTATTGTAAAGACATCCCATCTTTCAGCTTTAGCAAGTTTATATTGCTTATTGGCTTTAGTTGCCACATCTAAAAATAAACACTCATTAAACTTATCCTGTTCTAAAATACTTGCATGAAATAAATATCCTTGTGCAAGTGCATCAGATTCAGTTGGTAAGTCTTCTACCTTTTTATATTCTCTAGGAGATTTTAATAATTTGCTAACAGCACTACTTGAAAAACAAGCAGTTGATAAATAACCATAATAGAATTTATCTTGAATTGCTTTTTCGACAAGTTCGTTTCTATCCCAAACTTCGCCATCTAATGTTGTAAATAAGTCTTTCATTGACAATCGTAATTATAATTTTGTGAATAATCTAGTTCCCAACAATCACCTGAGACATAATAGTTATACACTTCATTATAACCATTTATACATATATAAACATATTTAACATTGTAATCTCCATACTCGACATGGTATGGCTCAAGTCTAGGAGGAGAAGGATAATATTCTAAATCACAATTCTCCTTTGTGCAACTTTGTATAAACATAATTAATAGTAGTAATATTATTCTCATTGTTTCATTGTTAGAAACAAATTAAATAATAATTAATTAATTATGCAAGTTTAATTGAATTTCTTTTTCCAAATATCCATAGCAACTGCATATCTTTGCTTAGGGTCAGGATATTCTAAAATCATTTTGGCATTATTCATAAACCTCTGTAAGAAGTTTTCTCTTTGTTCGTATCTCTTTGGTTTTATTAGTGGCATATATAAATAATAAAAACTATTAGATTTGTTTAAAATCTACATTTTTTACATTCCCATTTCTCACCTAACTTATTTATATATCGTTTAAATTCGTAACCTTCACTATAATAAATCCATTTATTATCATAATATATTGCAGTTACTTTACAATTTTCTAATGGTATGTTTTCCTCATCACTTTCGTAATCATGCTCAACTTTTAATACAATAGATTTTTTTGTATGCCAAGAATTACATAATCTTTCTAATAATAATCTTTGCCCAGTAGGTATTTTTTTGAATTTATATTTTACTTCAATAAGTATAAGTATCTCATTATCAAACTCTAATACAGCGTCAATATCGCTAGGGTGCATTTTACCATTTTGCACTCCAGTAAAATCTATAACTTGTCTAACCTTTTTTCTATTTCTGATTAAACTACTCATCTAAATATTCAATATATACTCTATGTAATTTATTATGTAATTCATTTTTAAAACACGAACTACAACTAGTCATTTTTTTATTTTGATGAAACACTCTATTAAATATTTTTAATAACTTCTGTTGTGTTTGTGGATGTATTGTTTTTTTATCTTCTTTAAAATATTTATCTAAATACTTAAATTCATCTTCTGTTAAACACTCTGGTTTGTAGTATGGAAATAAATAATTGAGCTTTTCTTTTCTATCATCACAACCACAATCTTCTCCAAGCACCCATTTAGCTACTTTATCTATTCCTGTTTTCTTAAATACTTTTTCTAAAGTATCTCCTAAACCTTTACTCTTTGTACTTTTTGTAATGCTCTTTTGCTTTTTTTCTGATTTTTTCTTTGGCATTTGTTAATGTATTAAATATTGAACTTAAACTTATTTTTGTTTCTTTACTTATGTCTCTCATACTCATTTTAGTATTGAAATACAACCTAGTTAATTTTTTGTCGTACCAATACCAATCATCAATTTCTTTATCAATGACATCAAATAACTCTTCTAATTTAACCTTTTTTTCGTAATTATCTATAAAATCATTATAATCTTCTACAACATCCTCATATAATTTATATATATCATCTCTGTTAAATTCACTAAATAAAAATATCTTTTTGTTTTTTACAGACTTGCCAAACTGCAAGAATTTACTATAATAAATGTTTCGCATTGTAATATATATATAAAAAGTATTTATTTCTTTTTCATTATACATAATCCTTTCAATGTCTTTTGTATAATCGTGCATTCTTATATACATTTCTTGAACAATCTCATTGGCATCTTCATTATTAATTTTAAAACTACTAGCCATTCTCAGCCACTCAGTATGTCTTTTTGCCAATATGTTTAGTATCTTACTCAACCAATATAGATTTAATCTGTTCAAAACTATTGCATACATGATAGTTTCCCTTCCATTCATTCTGGAACTCAACCTCATCTGGTGTGAGTTTCTGTTGAGATTTTGTTTTACTACCATCTTTTAATTCTATTAAATAGTTTCGATTATTAAATCCAATAATAATATCTGGTGCTCCTTTTCCTAATTGGTGTGTGTGTAAGATTGAGCAACCAAACTCTCTTAGCTTGGCAACTATCTCTTTTTGGTTAGCATCTACTCTTGCTCTTCTTCGCATCGAAACTTATCTATATCTTCAAATGGTGTTTCATTATGAAAATAATATCTCGATGATTTTCTATCGAAAGTTATGCCATGTATCTCTTGGGGATAACCTACGAGTTTTTGCTTCTTTATCTTTTGACTGCCAAATATTACTGAAGTATCAGAAAAGTCTATTGCTCTATTTGGTCTCCAAACAAACAATACATTGTCTGCTTTATCTGAAAATGTTCCCCCACCTTTAATCCTGTTTAAATCAGGTTTAAAATATTTATTGTTGTCATCTTTTTGAGGTGTAACTTGGTGTGCTACTAAATGAATTGATATTTTATTTTCAATAGCAAACCTTTTTAACTCACTCATGAATCTACTTATATACAAATCTTCTCTTTCACCATGTTGCATTCTATGTTGAATTGTATTGTAAGGGTCAATAATCAAAGAACGAATACCTTTTGTCTTCACTAAAAACTTAGCTCTGTCAAATATATCTTCTAATTTATAACTTTTTTTTGGATATATTATAAAAAAGTGTTTTTTCATAAAAGCCATACCTTCTCTAAATTCATCTTCACTCATATAATTATTAGTAAAAAATGGGTCAGCGCTTTTGCCAATATAAGTTTCAATCAAATCATTAAAGAAATCATTTATTGGCATATTTTCAGGTGAAAACACTCCAAACTTCCAACCATCAAAAAATGCTTTTAATAATGCCAACTGATTTAAAAACATACTTTTTCCTTCATTTTGATAGCCAGTCCAAATATTTAACTCTCCATTTCTCCAAGTCCATGCTGAATCTACACTTGGTATATAAGTTGTTGTACCTCTCTCTTGACCATTTCTATAATTGTCTAACATTGAATCATAAATATCATCAATGCCAAATATACCTTCAACTTTAGGGTCAGTAGCTTTTCTAACTCTATCTTTTAAAGATTCTATGCCTTCGTTTAGTAAAACCTCATTAGCATCTTTATAAGGTTTAAAACTAACTATCTTGCATTTTTCAGCACCAAATCTTCTAACTAATTCTTCAGACAAATATCTACCATTGTCATCTTCATCAGTAGCTATATAAATTCGTTCAGCTTGTTCAAACACTTCATAACTATTAGATATACATTCTAGTTTTTTATCTATGTTTTTATCGTGTACATTAGGAGCTCCCATATTAACAGAAGTATGCCAAGTAATACCAGCTACTTCCCAACTCAATGAATCTATTTCCCCTTCACAAATAATAATTAATTTTTCATTGGCAACCCTATCATAATTATATATAATTGGCAAACCATTTCTACTTTGTGTGAACATTTTATCATTAATGCCACGAGTTTTATAGTTTATTAGTTCATTGTTTTTAAAATATGGAAAAACTATACTATTGCCATCTTTTGTAGATATAATTTTATTTGCTTCAATAACCTCATTTGTAATTCCTCTTTTAGTAAGAAACTTTCTACATTTTTGATTCAGTTTCTTTAAATTATTCTTTACAGGTTTTTGATATACTTTTTTTTCAGGCATATAATATTCAGTTTTTACCTTGCCACTCCATGAGCACTTATGACAATTATAAACCCCATCTTCTAAATTTATACTCAAACATGGGTCGTTGTAATGCTCTTTGCCTATTCTATAACAATTTGGGCACTTTACTTTTTGTTGTGTATGATTACCTTTTGGCAATATACCAATTTTTTCAAATTCTGTTTTCATTGTTGTCTAGTATTACACTATGTTATATATTATGTTATACACTATGTTATATATTTATTATATATATACACTATGTATTACAAAGAACTGACAAGTCTGGCATTTGGAGATATAAATATTTTTCTTTGTTTTCCATAATTACCAATACTTTTTGTTTCTCTTTGAATATATTCTTTGTCTTCTAATCTTTTTAATACTCTATATAAAGTTCTATCGTTGAGTTTCAGATTGTTACATATTGCTTCGTTTGAAGCATAACAATAATTCTTTTTTACTGCTAAAGATGATAAATAAGATAAAACTACTGCTTCTTGTATAGATAAATTTGTGTTCATAAATGCTAAGTTAATATTAATATAATTTTTCATTGTTTGATAATTTAAATCTCAAAGTGCCTAGATGTAAATAAACAACTAAAAAATATGAAAAGCACTAGGCACTCTAAGATTTTGTTAAACTAAAATGGTAAATCAGTTTCAGCTTTTTGTGGCTCTGCTTTTTCATCAGGTTTCCACTCATCTAACCAAATACTATGTGTTTTACCATATTGGTCAGTTTCCTTCTTTTTTCCAATAGTCAGCTTTACATACTTTTGACCATTGTACTCAAATGTTGCATCTTGAATCTTCTCTAAAGATATAGAAAAGTTCACTAAATCGTAGTTTCCAACTTTTTTTCCACTACCAACATACTTTTTTTCATTCATAATAATTAAATTTAATTTGTTAATAAACTTTCGACTTCCTTACTTACTTTGTATTTTTGTCTAACATCAGCCATTGTAAATCCCTTCTCTTTAATTGCCTTTAAAACATTGTTAAATTGAACAGAATCTTTTTGTAGCCATTGTTTAGAATCGGTTAATGTGCCTTTAGAAGCCATTTTAGACACTTTTCCGTGCGTATTAGTCGCATCAGCATCTTTAGTATCATCTATTAAAAATAAGCCGTTTAAAGCGTATTTTCTTGCATAACTGCTAGATGCACCAAAGCTCTGTGCAACATCCATCCCTTTTTTATTAGGGTCAATACCTGCCTGAGCAGATACACTCATACTATCTGTACCATCAGAAATAGTAGCAGTAGCAATAACATATAATGGTTCGTTATTTATAGTGTCTGATAACATAAGAGTTAAACCTTCTTTTTTTAATATAGGTTTGACTGCTTCTAAAATGTCTTCACAACTTCTATAATTATAATTACCAAAATTGTTTCGTTGATTTTTAGGTGCTTTCAAGGTCGCTTGAACATTCACCAATTTACTTTGCAAATTTTTCATATTGCTAATATATACAAAAATTGTCATATGCAAAACAAAAAAGAGCAACTTTTTATAGCCACTCTTTTTCAACAATGAAAACAAAGAAAATCAATGAGAGTTAATAAAACACCCTATTGAATTCACAAAGATAGTAAAAAATACCTATTAAATTCATAAAGAAGTAAAAATATACCTATTAAATTTATTTTCCTTGTCCTTTATATCGTTTAAGATAGTTCTTACTTGATTTTACTTTACTTGATTTTTTTTTAGCGTGTACGCCTTTTCTTTTACGACTATTAGATTTATAAGTATGTATAGCCGCTTTTTTTGCCATTACTTACCTTTGATAATGCTACTTGCTTTTTCTGTTGTTCTACCACCAAAGTATGCTAATACAACTGCCATCATAACCTTCTCAAATGTATCATTCCATAATGGACCTATTTGAAAATCAATAGAATTAACTGAATCTAATATTCCAGCAAAACTAAATACTACAATACACCAAATCAAAACCATTGGTCGAACATTTTTTGATAACCATGAATCACTTGCAGCATCAGCTTTCCATCTATTAGAGATTTCTTCCATCTCTTTATTCTGCTGTTCATATATTAATGTTTGTAGTTTTATTTTATCCTCTGTTGGAATCTTTGCTTTTGTTATTTCTGCAATAGCATCTTTAGGAGAAGTAACTCCATTTAATATAGAACCTAGTTGCGGACTTACAACTGTTGCAGCACCAAATAATAATTTACCTACAGTAGTATCTTTAAATTTCTTTTTATCAGCCATTTGTTATATCTATATATTTAGTT